CGTCTACGCGAGTGGCTGCACTGCCCTGACGGAGCTGAAGGCTGATGCTGCTGAGTACGTCTACGCGAGTGGCTGCACTGCCCTGACGGAGCTGAAGGCTGATGCTGCCAAGACCGTCGACGCGAGTGGCTGCACTGCCCTGACGGAGCTGAAGGCTGATGCTGCTGACCGGCTTGCACTGTTGGAGAACGGCCACGAACTAATTACAGACTTGCGCCCATGGCGAAAAGAGATGGCAGAGGCCGAAGAAATTTTTCGTGCTGCCGATCCTCAAATCGGTGACTGGTGCACCTGGATTCACCACGAAATACAATTTGAGCGCCTATCTGAACCGTGGCAGAACCGCTTTAAGTACATTGCCACAGAAAAGCCCGAGAACGAGCGGGCATGGAGGTTCCGGCTTATCAGGCCAACTTCCCAAAAAACTGTTATGCAGGCCATCAATTCTGCCGGAAAAGCGGAGGTGCAGTGATGGCCAAAGCGAACAGCAAAGCTCTTCCGATGGTCGCTCCGGCTTCCGATCTGGTGCTGCAGGACAGCGCCGATCCTGCAGCACTCATGGAAGTCAATCAGTCTCAGGCTATGACCCGCGCACAGCAGGAGGTTCAGGGCGCAATCCTTCTGGCGAAGAAATTCCCGCGCAATGAGGACCAGGCGTTCCTGAAACTGCAGAAGTCATGCCAGCGGTCATCGTTCGCCGAGGAAACCAGCTACCGCTTCCCGCGTGGCCGTCGGCAGAATCCGGAGACCGGAGAGTGGGAGAACAACTACGTGGAAGGTCCGAGTGTGGACCTTGCGCGTGAAGCTGCCCGCTGCTGGGGCAATGTGCGCTATGGCTTCGATGTCATCTCGGAAACGAAGGTGGAGCGTCACATTCGGGCTTACGCCTGGGACGTGGAGGCGAATACCTGGGTCACTCAGGACGCATTCTTCAAAAAGCTCATCCAGCGCAAAGTCAAGGTCAATGGTATTGACGAAACGCGCTGGGTAGAGCCTGACGAGCGCGATCTGCTGGAACTCACAAACCGGCATGCTGCGAAGGCCGTGCGTAACTGCATCCTGCAGATTCTCCCCAAGGACTATATCGAAGACGCGCTCCGCACTGCTGGCGAAACGAAGCGTAACCGCGACAAGTCCGATCCCGAAGGAGCGCGTAAGCAGATTGTTCTCGCTTTCGGGCAGCTCAACATCACGCCGGAGATGTTGGAGAAATACCTGAACCATCCAGTGGCTCAGTGCTCTCCTGCCGAACTCGACAACCTGCGCGGCATCTGGAAATCGATCAAAGACGGCAATTCCACTTGGTTTGAATACACCAGTAAAGCCGAAGACGAGTCTCAGGAAGTGCCTCCGGAAATGGAGCGCATCAACGAACTGTTTGGCCTTTTGGGGTGGACAGAAGCGAAGCGCACGAAGTTCATGGCGCAGTACAAAGGTCGCGCTGCTGAAGCGCTGGCTTTCCTTGAAGCCGAAATGGACAAAGAGGATGGAGGTGCGCAGCAATGAGCACATCGCCTTCGGCTCAACTATCGTCCCTCGTTCAGATTCAGCCACTCTCACAATCGCGCTTTGAAAAGATGGCCTGCCCGCACAGCTATGTGTATCAGGAAGTCTACGGAGAAGAGCAACCCGACAATCCATATTCCCGCCTGGGGACTGAGGTGCATGGCATTCTCGCTGCTTACATCGATCACTGCGTAAACACAAAGAAGCCCAGCGACTGGGCCGAGCTTGATCGGTTGATGCGTGGTTGCAGTGAAGGAGCCGCAGAAATCCTCAACGGTTTCCGCGAGAGCTTCACCATCAACCCGAAGCAGGTCGTAGCCACTGAATGGCATCTGCAATTCGATGAACAGTTGAAACCGATCCTGCCACATGAAAACCGGGTGGCGATGCTTGAAGGAACGTTCGATGTAGCCCAGCGCGAAGGCGAACGCCTGGGCCGCATTCTCGACTTCAAAAATTACTTCCGCATCGTTGAGCCGGACACGTTCCAGTCGAAGCTGTACCCGCTGCTATGGATGTTGCTCGACTCGACGCTGGAGGCCGTTGACTTCACTCTGGTCTTCACCCGTTACGGCGCCGTGCGCTCTGTCGGTTACACCCGCGCAGATATCGGCAGGCTGCGCACCCTGGTCATGCGTGAGCGTGAGCGCCAGGTGGATATGCACACGCACCCGGAGAAGTACGAAGGCAATACCTTACCAGGCAAGCACTGCATCTACTGCCCGCTGCTCCGCGCGAGACGTTGTCCGCTGGAAGGCCGCAACCCTTACGAGATGAGCGCTACAGACCGCCTGCTGTGGCATGCCTATCTGAAGCAGGCCATCAAAGCGAACCTTGAAATCCTACGCGACTATGCCAGCCGTGGCCCAATCACGGCAGAAGACGCAAACGGTAAGCGCATCATCGCCGGCGAAGTCATCAAGGAGCGCCGCAGTTATCCCCTGGTCGCTACGCTCGAAGCGCTGGAGGACTGGAACCATGCCGAAGGCGAGGACCTGACTCCGAAGCTGAATGTTTCATCCACGCCGTTCAAGGGTTACCTGAGCGCAAAGAAGCGCGCTGTTCTCGATCAGCGCATGCAGGACATCGCAAATGTCCGCACTTACACCGAGTTTTCCGTACTGATTACTTCTGACAACGAAGAGGGAGAAGAGTAAATGGCAACAACTGCCACGGTCACATCGGCAACACGTTCGCAGGCCGTAGATAACCGCATCGGCACTATCACGTTCTGGCACAAGGCAAAGAGCTTCGGCACGGTCACAGTGGATACCACGCCACCTCAGCAATTCTTTGCACACGCCACAAACTTCCCGGCGGAACAGAGACCTTTCATCGCCCAGGGAAAAACGGTGCAATTCTCTTCCCGCGGGGGACAAGAGATCGGAGAAGGAAAGAAGCCGCGAGTCTCAAAAGCAAAGCTCCTGAAGGACTGAACTATGACACCGGAAGAGCATCTTCTGTTACGCGATCTTGTCCGCGAAAGCTGCAGGCCCTCCCCGTACTGGCATTCACTGCCGGCGTATCGGGATAGGGATGTGGTAGAGCGCGACATTGAGTGGTTGAAGCAAAGGGAATATTCACAGAGCGGCGTAAGGCCGCATTAGGAAGGGCTGGTCAAGAGGATGGGTGGTTTTACGAAACTGTTCTCCACCATAACCACCTCTACCGTTTGGATGGAGCCGGACCAGACGCGAATTGTTTGGGTGGCGATGATGGCAATGTGCGACCAGTACGGAAGGGTGATGGCCTCAATCCCTGGACTTGCTCACATCGCCAGAGTTCCAGTCGAGGCAACACGAGAGGCAATAGATCGCTTTATGGCACCTGATCCCGATAGTCGGACGCCGGACTTTGACGGGAGACGCATAGAGAAGATCGAAGGCGGATGGCGGCTGCTCAATTATGAGCGTTACCGCGAAGCGCGAAGCGCAGATGAACGACGCGAATACCTCAGAAACAAAAAGCGGGAAGAGAGGGACCGCAAGCGTCAACAAAAACGTCAACAGGTGTCAACAGATGTCGCGCAAGGTCAACATAGTCAACCGCGGTCAACCAAAGCAGAAGCAGAAGCAGAAGCAGAGTTAACAGAAGACTCACTACGTTCGTCTTCTTCCTCCGAGCTGCGCGATGCGCACTCGGAGCCGGAAAATCCGCCAAAGCTCAAGGGCACATTGCCGTTGAACGATGGCACAGACTTCCCCATCACCGACGACCAGGTGAGCGAGTGGAAGGCGCTGTATCCAGCCGTTGACGTAATGCAGCAGCTGCGCCACATGAAGGGCTGGCTTTCCGCGCATCAATCGCGGAGAAAAACACGCAAGGGGATTTTGAAGTTCATTCACAGTTGGCTCTCACGGGAGCAGGACAAGGGGAGGAATGTACCCGATGCAGCAACTCAGCGTAGTAGCGGCGCAAGCCAGCGGGTCAGCGCTAATCAGGAGGCCATCCGAAGAGCGGCTGAACGACGCGGAATTTTCGATATTGACGAAGCTCACGACGCAGATGGTCACAGCGTATCCGCACCAGGAATTGGGGGATTCGCTGGAGATGTTTCTGCGGGGTTTCGAGATTCTGACGGTTCGCCATGGCCTACCGCGCGTAAAGGAAGCGCTGCAGGAACTGCTGGTCACACCGGGCCGGAAATTCTTTCCCCATCCATCCGAACTCGCTGAGGTTTTGACAGACATGCAGACGAAAGAACGGCAGCAGTTTTTACGCGATCATCCATTCACGCCATGCGGTCAGTGCGAAGACGGCATGGTGTTCGTAGACGCAGAAGGCAAGCCCTGGGACTGGCGGAAAGGCGGCTACCGCGCAGCGAAAGAGTGCGACTGCAAGGTGGCATGGCGCAACCAGACAAAAGCATTCACAGGGAACGATGGAAAGGCAAAGGCGGCAGGGGAATGAGGAAGAAGATTTTTGCTGCGGACTTGTTCTGCGGCGCGGGTGGAACTTCGCAGGGCCTTTTGATGGCCGCTAATGAGTTGCGGGCAGACCTGGAACTTATCGCCATCAATCACTGGAACGTCGCAATCGACACGCATTCGGTAAACCATCCCTACGCAAAGCACCTATGCACTGGGCTGGATGAAATCGGCGACCCGCGCAAGCTCGTTCCCGGTGGGCGCCTGAACCTGCTTTGTGGTTCTCCCGAATGCACCCATCATTCCGTCGCCCGCGGCGGCAAGCCGATGAGCGACCAGTCCCGTTCGTCCGCGTGGCACATTCTGCGCTTCGCAGAGGCCCTTTACATCGACAATCTCCTCATCGAAAACGTGCCGGAGTTCCTGTCATGGGGACCGCTGGGCGTGAATGGCAGGCCGTTGAAATCGAAGCGTGGCCAGCTTTTTGAACAGTTCATCGCTTCGCTTCGTGCTCTCGGATACAGCGTGGAGTGGCGTGTTCTCAACTGCGCCGATTATGGCGACCCGACGACCAGGAGACGGTTATTTATCATTGCCCGACGCGGGAACAAGGCAATTCGCTGGCCTGATCCGACGCATGTTCCTGCAACCCAGCTTTCGCAGGACGGGCTATTTGCAGATGAACGCAAGCCGTGGCGTTCAGCCCGCGAGATCATAGACTGGTCGATTCCGTCAAAGAGCATATTCGACAGAAAGAAGCCCCTTGCGGATAAGACGCTGGCCCGCATTCAAGCAGGGCTGAAGAAGTTCTGCGGCCTGGATGTTGACCTGAAACGTTGCTTCACTGAGGACCTGCGACCGTTTCTTGTCGTCTTTCGCAATCATCAAGACGCGCAATCGATCGATGAACCAGTTCCAACGCTCACAACAATAGGCGCGAATGTGGGACTTGTCGAGCCTTTCATCATCGGGGCAGGCGGTCCTACCCGTCATGGAAAACCGCGTGGACTGAATGAGCCGATGCGAGTGGTGCTTACTCGCAACCACTCGCACCTGGTGCAGCCGTTTGTCATGCAGACCGACCAGACCGGCAGCAATGGAAGCTGCGTCAAGTCTGCTGATTCTCCCCTAATCACCCTTGTCACTAAGGAAAATACGGCGGTAGTCGAACCGTTTATCGTTCCGCAGGGGCGATGGAATGAAGCGCGCCCGGTAGACAGACCCATCGACTCCATCACGACGACGAGCCGCGGCGTCGGCCTAATAGAACCATTTCTCACGCATTTTCGTGGCGATCACGCAGGTAGGAGCGACGGGGAAAAGCGCAGCAGTTCTCTGAATAGTCCGCTACCGACACAGGACACCAGCAATCGCTTTGGGCTGGCAGAACCATTTGTCGTCACCGTGAACCACGGCGAAGGGAGTTCGCCACGCTCTGCGCGCAGCGTGGACGAACCCATGCCGACAGCGACACAGAAGATCGGTGAAGGATTATGCCAGCCGTTCATCATTGCCTACTACGGCACAGATCAATTTGCATCGCCCGATGAGCCGCTGCAAACGATCACCACGAAAGATCGTTTCGGATTGATCGAAGCCGAGATTACACACTATCGCCTTGACATCCGCTTCCGCATGCTTCAGCCGCGTGAGCTGGCGCGGGCACAGGGCTTCCCCGATGAGTATATTTTCACCGGCAATCGGGAAGCTGTTGTAAAGCAAATTGGCAACGCCGTTCCGCCGAATACAGCCAAAGCGCTCATCAGCGAGGTTCTGGCATGATCTCTCAGTCCCAATTCATGCAGCGCACAGGCGTTTTGTACGACAGCATGTGCAAGCGCTTCAGGGCAAAGCATTGGAAGAGCGGCAAGCGCGCTGGTTCCGTGCGCGATCCGGGCCGCGAAGTGCCGTTCACGAAAGAGCAGTTCCGCTCATGGGCAATGCAGGAAGTCGGCTACCAGGCGAAGCCGTGCCCATACTGCTCTCGCCCCATCGACGTGCTGAATATGAGTCCAGACCACCGCATTCCAGTCAGCCGCGGCGGTTCTCTGGCGCTGTCGAACCTTGATGCCATCTGCGCAGACTGCAATCGCTTAAAGGGCGCGCTCACCGGCAAAGAGTTCGGTGCATTCCTTGACGGCATGCGCACCTTCCCCGTAGATGCCCAGCGCGACATCTTCAAGCGGATGCGCGCCGGGGCTATGGGTTTACGCAACAGGTTTTTTGACCGCAAATCGAAATCCCCACAACCACAACTTCAACCCCAACAAACCGAGTTCTTCTAAGGAGATTCACTATGGATCAATCATTCTTTCCGCAAACCGTCCGCCGTGAGCTGAAGCTGCGCAGCGCCACTTCTCTCGTAGGCAAAAACGAAGAACGCCGCATCAAGTTTGCGCTTACCATGCCACTGACCGGCGGCTCACTCGTCGGCATGCCCGGATGGCTCGGCGAAGCCCACGATGCCGTAGCCAAGTCCATCAACACCGCTACCGTCGACGTGAGTTTCAAGGGCATGAACATTGAAGTCTTCGCTACTGACCAGAGCGAACGCCAGCTCATCATGCACAACTGCCAGTTGATGAAGTTTGCCGTCATGCGCTCCGGCGAAAGCGAAAATCCCGACGTAGACCTGGTGTTCAATGCCTACGCGCCATTTTCGACAGAAGCATGGAAGTGGGCAGGCGACATCAGCGGATATCACTTCTTCGCCCGGTTCGAGCAGACGCAGACCAGTCTTGACGACGCCGCAGAGGATGATGCCGAGGAAGAGGATGAGGACGATTCGCAGATGTCCCTGCAGGGTCCGGACAGCGAGTTCGAGGAAGAACGCCGCGAAGCCCTGAAGCCTGAGCACGATGCCGAGTTTGCCAGTGCGAAGGACAAAGCTGCAGCACGTCGTCCGCGCGGATTCAATAAGCCAACGAACGCCAGCGTTCAGTAAGGAAGACGATGAAGGTCTCAGTGATTGCCGGATCGTGCGAGATGTACGTGTACGGCTTGGACATGCGGTGCCCGCTCTGCAAAACGCTGGTGCGGAGCGGGGAGCGCCATAGTTGCAAGCCTTTCAACATCAACCTGCCTGCCGAAAAGAAACGGAGGAAGCGGAATGCCCTTCCCAAAAACAGCAGATGAGATGAAGTCGCAAGGATATGTATTCGACAATGATGCAGTTTGTCGTGGATGTGGTGAAGACATCGAATGGTGGCAAACTCCGCGCGGAAAGAAGATTCCTATGAATCCGATGCCGCGCGGATCGTCGGAAGCAGTAGCGCATTGGAGCACCTGTTCTGATGCGCCGCTGTTTAGGAAGGAGGCAAAAGCGTGACACCACGCTACTGCACCATCTGCCGCAACGAGATCACGGACGAGCATCGGCTGCGCCGGAATAGCCCGTACTGTTCCGACGAGTGCAGGCGGACCGCCAAGAACGAAAAACGCGATCACCGCGCCGGGGAGAAATGTCGCTTATGCGGGCGCAAGTTTCGGCGCAAAGCGGATACCGCCATACCAAGCGCACAAATGGAAACTAGCGCTGTTGTGACGGTCGCACAACCTAACCAAATATGAGGGGAGAGTGGAGAAAATGGAACACTGCGAACGCGGGCACAATCACATGCTCGATTTGTCGGGCCTTAACAAGCAGGAACGCAACGCCGTCATCGTCCTTGTCATGGGCATACTGAAGGGCGATCTGATGCTGAAGCAGAGGAATGAATTTGCTGAATGCCTGGACAAGCTGGAGAAACGGAAGCGGGAACTGGAAGAAGAGAATGTCGTCCTGAAGAGATTGCTGCGGGAAGGAATCCACTTGCCCGATGCAGACCGGCTTGCCGGCGTACTCGATTTCGTGTCAGGAAAACTGGAAAATGGCGGCTGACTATCTCGCGGCGAGTGCCGCAATCGCCTTTTTCATTTGGATGCTGGTGATGCCGCACTACTGTCACAAGGCATCGGTGCAGCTAAGGAACGAGATGACAAAACAGGACGCAGACGTTGAAGCCCTATAAAGACCAGTTCCTGGAATGGGAGCGGAGAACATTGCTGGAAGCACTGAAAGAGGCGGATGGCAACCAGTGCCGCGCAGCCCGGAGCCTCGGCATTCACCGAAACACCTTTGCCCGCAGGCTAATGAACCAGGGCATAACTGATGCCGAGATCAACGCCACGAAGATCATCCGAAAGAAGAAATGGCGGGTGGGAGATTTCCTGGCATCCGCTCAAGGAGGTGCAAGGTGAGTGCAAAATATACGCCGGGTCCGTGGAAGAAATCAGGCCCATGCAGAATTCAAACCGCTGCATGACATTTAACCCCAAAGCTGGGCTTCAGCTTCACGTCGCTTGAGCAATCCTTCGGATACGGCTCCGGCGATGTGATCCCACTTTAGAAACTCAGCTTTTGCTGCCTGATAGTTTCCTTTATTCAGCACTCTTAGCAGCGTCGAATGCTTGAGCGCTTCAAGCCCGAGGTTAAAAGCGAAATCGACCAGGGCATCGAATTGGACCTGCGTGAGCGGAACCTTGACGAGATGATTTACCCATAACTGTGCGCTCTGCACGTCTCTGTGCAGCAGATCCTCTGCCTGCGCCTCTGTGATCGTCGCGCCTTCATGCACATCATGTCCCGTATGGCCGTAGCCGATAGTCCAGACTCCGCCCTGGTCCTGATAAGCGGTCAGACGAAGACCTTCCGATTTCTTAATGAGGTTGAGTCCAGTTTCCGAAATCTCCATCTATCACCTCACTGCATAATGTAAGTAGCGGTGAACCATACATTGCCGGACGTGCCTGTGCATCCCACTCCCGCCGTCTGGATGCCAGCCTGCAAACTGTCTCCAGCGGCAGCGGTGCCCGTCGCATTTGAGGAAAAAGTAAAGGCTCCGTTCGTCATGGTCAGGGTTGCGACCCAAGTAGAAGATGTCGCATCAAAGACACCCAGCACTGGATATGTCGTGCATCCAGTCACCGCAGTGGACACGCTGGCATTGAGTCGCGTGAATTGTATGGGCGCAGTCGGCGTCCAGAACGTGCCATTTCTGCCCGTGCTGGCATAGGTGACAGAACCCGATGGCGCCCAGGTCATCGTCGGCGCGTTACTCATCTTCACGCCATTGATGGTGATGCCCTGCGGGAAAGAGTTCGGGCCGTAATAGGGCACATTCTGGAAGGCCGCGCAGACCAGCGCGACCGGACACAGCAATAGAAAGATGGCTGCTTTACGCCACATAGAAATTCTCCTTTTTAACGTGCGTACCAGTTGTTATCTGTGCCGCAGGTCAAGGCAATCGATCCTGCGGCGGACATGGTGTAGGGAGCAATATTCGTCCCGTTCTGGAAGATTTGCTGGCTGCTGGATGTCTGTATTGTGACATTGCTACCGGATGTGTTCGTGCGGTAAATCGTCAGTTCCTGCCCGGTGTTCGGCAATCCATCCACCATGACGAGGCCGCACTGCGGAAGCGTCAGCATAATAGCTCCGCTGGCAGCATTGGCCATCACGCTTTGGTTGTCTTCCGTCAGCGCAGTGCTTGCCGTCACTGAGACGACATTGGTTTCCAAGCCCTGCATCTTGACACTCCCCGACGCGCGCACAGCAAAGTTGGAATACTGTGCAGTAAAGCCGGAAAAGAAAACATCCCCTTTCCCGCCCGAGAAGTTCTGCACCTCGATTCCGCCCTCGACAGCCGATGTATCCAGCGGAGTGACAAAGATTTTCGGAGTCACAGCCTGAAGCGCGGAAGCGTTATTGCCCTGTACGTCGAAAGCCGTCTGCCGCGCATTGAATCGCTGCTGATAGTAATCTCCGCATCCGGAAAGATTCGATACGCTGCTGAGTGTCGGCGCGGTGCCGTCCGTAAGAAAATAGCTTATCCACACGCCCGATGCGCCCGCCGGAGAAGATGGTGCTCCGGCCTGAGACGTGTTCATATTGATGCATCCGATATTATTGATGACCAGATTGCTCGTGAAGGTGTTTTGTATCCAGGCAAGATTTGCATTGGGGAAACTGGTATCGTCAGGCCACTCCAGATAGCCGCTCGTAATCACCACGCCATTGGCGCTTAGGTCGAAAGCGGCCAATGCGGGCGAGTCCAGATAGCTGTCAAGGTAAGTGTTTCCCGAGCCGCCAGTATCGATCACAACATAATCGCTGGCATAGCTGGCGTCGGATGCGCCGGAGTTCGATTCATGATTATTGCATGGCGGAGTCGTGCAGGTGTAGGGAAAACCGAACCCATGCAGGCGCATCGTATGGATGCCGGTTCCCTGATTGTAGATGGCTGCGCTCTGTGCATTCCGCACGTAAAGCGTATCGATGTTGCTGTCAATCGCCGTGGGCTGTAACTGAATGCCGTAATTTGGTCGGCTGGCCGGGGTGAATGAGCTGGCACTGTAGCTCACCGTCACATTGCGCATGTCAAAGAACGACCGATGGCTTCCGGAGGCTTCGCCCAGCAGAATTCCGGTATCCGTCGTATCGTTGACCATCACATCATCGATTGATAGCCCGCGGAAATACTGAAGCTCGAACGCATGGGTGATGTATTTGTTCCCCAGGATATTCAGATCGCGGAAGGTGCATCCCTGCGCCTGGTTCGTATTGCCGAGAAAGAACAGGTCTCCGCCCACGCTGGCGTTGACGTTGATCGTCGTGGCCGGGACCGCATTGTTGGCTGTCTGCGTCGGCGCCGAAGTCCCCAGAACGCTCACACATGCTCCATTCGTCGGCTCGGTCAATGTAGAAGACACGTTGTAGTTGCCCACGCCGAGTTGCACCACCTGGTTTGTTCCTGTGGCGTTGGCGGCAGATACCGCAGCATTCCAGGCCGCAGTCAACGTGGGATAGAGATATCCATCCACATAGAAAGAGCCTGCGAATTTGGCCTGCTGCGCTGCTGCGCCAAGTGCCACGCAGAGCATCGCTAAGCTAGTAAAAATAGAACGCAACAAGGCTGCTCCCCGGTGAAGGCGGTACTGGAGTCGTGACGACAGAACCAGCGACACTCACCGTCTGTTGGATACCGTTGACGAAAAACAGAAGGCTGGACGCCGGACTGGGTGTAAAGCTGAGCGTGAAAGTCGTGTTCGTGCCGTTGATTGCGCCGACAATCGTTCCGGCGGCGCTGGTGTCCACCTGGACGCGCGGTGTTGTGCCGATGGAAGCCACCTGCTGATCTACCAGTCCGATCTCACCGATCTGCGGATGCACGTAGACGACGGTGTAGGTTGCCGCCGCAAGGTAAGCAACCGTATGTCCGAACCCGTCAGCGATTTGCGGGTTAGCCGCTGGCGTTCCCGCCGCATCCGAATAGACGCTGACCAGAGGCGAAGGTGGATTGGTGCTCACGTTGGCCGGCTGTGAGCAGTAGTAGACCAGCGCTCCGGAAAGCGCCTGCCCCATCGCGTTCTGTATCCAGTCGTCTCTTCGATAGAAGGCCATTTAGAGCGTTCCTTTCCCCGCACAAAAAGGGCAGCGGATTTGCTGCCCTTCATCGCCCGTGCCGCGCCCGCTGCCATCGCATAACGAGCACACCCGTTTTTGGAATAACTTCCGCAGTCGCTTCAGCATGGATTTACGCCAGCAATTTCGCTGCGATAGTTCCCGTGCCGCTCAGCCCCGAAACGAGGAAGCGCAGGAACCGGGCAGTGGTCAGTGTGAACTGCGCCTGCGATTGCGTGACCGCGCCGCCGCTCACCGTCGCTACCGTGCCGACCGTCGAATATTGCAAGTCCTGGTCAGTCTCCGAGATTTGCAGAGAAACCGTGCAGGCCGTGGGGATGGTCGGAAAAAGAACCTGCGCCTGATAGGTCCGCGCGCCGTCCGTCTTCGAGTCATTGAACGGGCTGGCCGCAGGAATGCTTGCGCCGTTGGCAATCGTCTCGCCTATTTCTGGCTGCGGAATGATTGCCAGCCCCGAATCTGCGGTGGTGCTCAGATTTGAACCGGTCAGCGCAAACGAAATGGTTCCTTGTCCGGTGGTCGCATTGATCGACACGGCGGTAATCGCGGCATTCGTCACGTTGAATTCGCCGCTTCCGCTCTGCGTCCCCCGAATGCTGATGAGCGAACCGACTGCGGGAATGTTGCCCTCGATCACCGTTCCGGTGACAGTAGCAACGTTCGTGGCCAGAGCCACATCTGCGATCTGGAACCGGGTAGGAGCTACGTCTGCCGGCCGGTTGCCCAGCAGGTAAGTAGGCCACTGAGCTACCAGAAGCTTCGGCGGCGTCTTGAAAGGGCTGTCGTCGTAAAGAGGCATGTTTTCTCCAATCCAATAGAAAAGGCCGCAGTGAGCGGCCTTCGTGACTAAAGTAATTTCTACGTGCAAATGATGTGCGTGTTACACTGAAGGCCCCAGTAAGGAGATACTTCATGCAACGCTGGTTAGCTGTGGTGTTGCTGTTTTGCTGTACTGCCTACGCCTCGCATCCCGTCCATGTGCGCAGCACTGTGACGAAGCATGGCACTTACCGTCAATCCCACTATCGCACTTCTCCGGACCACACCCAGCGCAATAACTGGTCCGCTAAGGGAAATACCAATCCCTACACCGAAAAGCCCGGGCATGCGAAGGTGAAGCGATGATGAGCTGGATTCGAGATATCCTTCATGTCCTCAATGAAGGTTCAGGATTTTTTCTTTTAATAATCGCTATCTATGCTTCACGCTGTGCTGAAGAAACGAGAAAGACAAGGCTTGAAATTGAATGCCTTCATGAAGACGCCGACCGCAGGTATCATTTTCATGACGAAAAAGCTATGGAAGACGAAATCGCTATGAATGAACACATCTCAGAACTTCTGGAAAAGAGGTCATGAGCGATGAGCAAACTTTCTATCGATATTGCCGTAGGAATTTGTTTGGCAGCCGCGTTTATCGCTATCAGCGGCGCGATTTTTCAAGGCATTGTCTTTCCACTTGCAAAATTTTCATGGGATAAGCTGTCGAGTAAAGCGTCCCTGATTCCAGGAATGGCTGTAGGCGGCTTCTTTTTGCTCCTGACATGGTTACTGGTTCACAATCTTTCGTAAGATGTAGCCCAGAGCTGGTCCACCTACGGCAGCTCCTACTGCATAAGGCGCATATTTTTTGATTTCTCCCAAGATGTTATTTGTAGCTTCGTCTAATTTTGCTCCTCGGGCATATTCCTTCAATGCCCGCGTATAGTCCTCGCCGCGGCCTACAGTCCCCGCGGCATCTCCAATGTCTTGATGAAACAGGCTCCTCAGTTGTCCCATTTCACGTTTCATCGCCGGACTGAGCCGCTGTGCTTCATCTGCTGAAGTACGAGAAATATTGCTGGCAAAGTCCCGTGCCTCCTGGTAAGTCAAAGGAGAGCTACCTGGTTCAGTAACGCGTCGGAGAAGTTTTCCCGCAGCCTGCGGCATGGATGTTCCCCGCTGCGCCAACTCCTGCACCCGCAAAAGCTGATTTCCCGAATTTGTCAGGTTGACTGGAACATCAGCCGCGTCTTTCATGATCGAACCAAACAAGTGAGATGCAAATTTGCGGCTTGGAATGGCTTCTATTGCTGCCTCTGAAGTAGGTCCCCCCATAAAAGTAGCAGGGATCTGAGACGCCTCCAAGCCTCCCAGAGCTATATGTCCAAGCGCGTTAAGTGGCTGTGTAGGCAGCTCGGAAATGCCGCGCACGATCTTTGCGCCGCCCAGTGCCGGACTGCCGACAAATTCTGCGGCACCACTATCTCCGATGCCGGAAAATCCTTTATCTCCCCGTCCCTGCATATGGCCGAGAATACGCCCTAGCCATGTGCGGTTTCCGCCTTGCTGAACATCTTCCTCTACCTGCTGGCCCCACGTCTGCGGCTTGCCCGCTTCAAACACACGCATCGGCTGCGCAGGCTCAGACGTTATGTCAGTACCATCAAGCACTGCGCCCTTCGGCAGGGGAGGCATTGTTTCATTATCAATGTACTGTGCGCCCTTCGGCAGGGGAGGATCGCTCGGCATTATTCCACCGCCTTTCCAGTGTCGCTATAGACCCATTTACCGCCACGCACTTCGATCTGCTTTCCATTCATCATTGCCTTGCGCCCGCCACCTGTGTCGTTGCCTGAAGGCTCTCTTTTATTTCCGCTACCTTTGCCCGCGGCAGCATATCCCTGAATCCATTGCTGGGCTGCTGCGATGCGGGCTTTGAGGTCCGCCGGAGATTGTGCTTCGCCGAACATCTTGCGAAGTTCCTGGCGATATTCCTGGCCACCTCGCGCTCCAAAGTGTGTACGCACGATGGCACTTGCCAGCAAGTCAAGGTTCGTGTCCAGATTGGCAAATTCAGGATGGTCTGCGCCACCCTTGTTCACCATGAACTCATTCCATCGTCCAACAGCTGGTCCGAGAGAGGATGCCATTGAATCAATCTGGTTCGTGATCTTCGGAATCATGGGGAGCACTGTAGCCGCCATCTCTCCCATATTCCGCATTTGTGTAGTCGGCTGGTCCTGCTTGTCGGATGCCTGCTGTTCGCGGAATTGCAGGTTTTCGCGTTCAAGGCCTAACTTCGCCAGAGCAGTCTGAGCACTCTGACGCGCCACATCAATGCGCTGTTGCGCCATACGATATTGAGGGCTGTTCGGATCAGCCTGAAATTTCTTAAGCTGCGCGGTTGCTTCCGCCTGCTCCTCCTGAGCGGCCTTCAAGTCATGGGCTGCCTGCTGCATCGGAGGCATCTCAGCATAGGTCAATGGCGCAATGTTTCCCTGGTCATCCAGTTTGAAGCCGTGCTCCCGCAAATTCGCAGTAATCTTGTTCCGATTGTTTTCCGCAGTTTCGTTCTGCTTTTCCTGTGCCAATCCAAGTTGCGCCTGCCGCAGTTCAGGCTGCAGGTCAAGGTTCTTCGTTTGCGCATCTTCCTGTTTCTCGCGCTCCAAAGCGCTCATCTCGTTCAGCAGCCCCTGCTGTTGCAAGTTACGGTTGAGTTGTGTGCCGGGAATTAGCGCCATCATTCGTGGAGCCAGAACGTCCCCGGCGATATTGCCGGCAACAGAAAGGCCATGCGCAATCTTTCCCAGCAAGCCTGGATGCGCCGATCCCGGTTCACCCCAATGCTTGCGGTTCTTCTCTGCATCCATCTGCTGAGTTACATAATCCATCTGGCGGTCAATAGGGGATTCCTCTACCACATTTCGTCCGCTGGGCATTTGCAGGATTTTTCCCAGCGCTCCGCCATCATCGCCGGAAGGTAACGAAACAGGCGCAGATGGCGTATCTGTGTTGACGACCCCAAGCGCCCCGCCCTGCTTCTGCTGCGATCCGGGTATGCTGCCAAGTGCAAGCATGGAAGACGGCGCGCCCTGCACCTGTTGCGACGGGAGCACAATCGTAGCCTGATAGTCTTCTGGTTCGAGAATTGTGCCAAGAGCTTTAGAAGTCGCCATTTTAGTGTCCGCCTCCGCTTCCCGCACCACTTCCAAAAGGTTTCCAGCCTAATCCTCCTGCCGCACTCGCCCCGCCTTCAATCGTCTGCAGCATCTGGTTAAGGTTCTGGAACCAGCCGCTCTGTCCCGCCTTGATCTCGGTGTTGATGTCCTGATTCTGCAGGCCCATCGAATCGAGCATCGCGCTCGTGTCCGTGCCATATAGACCCTGTAATTGTTTCGCCGCGGACTGCTGCTGCTGTTGCTTGAGCTGCGCGTTCTCCGCGCCGATACCTTCAGAGGTTGAGGCCAGAGCCTTCGACCGCTGCCGCGCCGCATCATCCAGCGCAGAAGAGAATCCCGAAGCGTTGCGTGTCCGCGCCGCTTCCAGGTTCGCCTGCCCGGTAATTCCGGAATTTGCTCCGCCCGCGCCTGCCTCCGCATAGTTCAGCATCTGCGTCAGATCGCCCTGCGTGAAGCCCTGCGGATTCGTGAGTTCGCGCGTCAGAAATGGCGTAAGTGTGCTGTTGATGCCAGAAGCTGCACTGCCATACTGCGAAGCCGTGCTTCCGGCCGTCTTCTCAGCCTGCGAGGCCTGCGATTGTGCCGCGCGGTCGCAGAGTGCCAGCGGGCCATCGTACTCGAAGAATTCCTCTTCAAGCCGTTTTCCGGTTTCAATGTCGAAGACTATTTTCGTGTATATTTTCACGCTATTTCCCGTCCGGTGTTGTTGGGCGGCTCCATGAATGCCAACCTTCACGGTCGCGCTGCCAGCCAAGGGTTTTGAGTCTCCGGCGAAATTTCTTTTCCACTTCCTCTGGTATCCAGCACACCAAGTTATCCAGGCCGCGCTCCCATGCGTCCTGCACAATCGCGGGCTGCATCCCTCGCATCGCTTCCACTTTGTCCAGCGCGTCCAGATCAGGAGACAACCACAAATACGTCTCTGCTTCTAGGCGCAGCGCCGACGCTGCAATCACTTTTCCGTTGCGTTCAACCACCTTCTGAATCAGAAACAGCGGCGATTCGAGGTTCGGCATCTTATAGTCAAGGCCCATGCGCTGATGAATGCGCGCAATATCGTCTATGTCTTCTGGCCTTGCATCGCGGATCAGATAGCCACGCTCATTTGTAATCATGACGCAGTCAAGTTTCTCTTCGGCCCTTGTGCTGGCCGCGTGGTAAAACTTCCCAATCCTTGACCACCCTGAAATCCCGTTGGGCTGGCTGTGCCGCTGCCCGCGCTTGGCAGCAGCGTCATCTTTGTTGATCCGCTGAGAGTGACCGCAACCGGATTACTGGCCCCGCCGTATACCGTCTTCGCCGATGCCGGAGAGCCGTGATACTGCGCATAGGACCTGAAGTACCAGGTGTGCAAAGTTCCCCCGTCATCCTGCGTAGGCAGCGGAAAGGGATGTGATGTCCGCGATGCGCCGTGGTCAATCACAATCGGCTGCGAAAAGCTGGGCGAGTTCGAGACCTCCGTAAAATATTGGATTCCCCTCTGGATCGGAACATTGTGCGTGATCGAGACATGCACCATCTCGCCGGAAGATTTCACCGAGATCGAATCCGGTGGCGGTGGAGCTGCTGTCTGTCCCACGGGACTTGCAGCCACATTCGATGCCAGCGTATTGATCGCCGTAATGATGCGCTGAAAGAGAGCGCCCATTTTTGAGTCTTTCTGGTTGATGTCCGCCAGAAAGCGGCCTCCATCCAGTTGCGCATTGCCGCTGCTCACGCTGCCACCTTATTGGGCTGCGCGAATTCACCATGATGCAATGCCGCCGCACGGTCGTAAGCTGCTGCCGCGTCTTTCTTGTCGAGAAAGTATCCGAGGAAAACTCGTTTTCCGTTCACACCGATATTGCTTGACCATCGGCTGTTTGCCTTATTCCACTTCACGCCTTTGTAGCCACTTGTGTTATCGCGCTGTGGCCCGCGATTATACGAATTTTGTGAGCGGGTGCAGATGCGCAGATTTTCTCTGCGATTGTCCAACGGATTTCCGTTTTTGTGGTCTACATCCAAGCCGCTAAGTGCGCACATAAGTTGGCGATGAAGGAAGATGTGCTTGCGCTTGCCTCCTCCGATTCTCACTCGCCGACGCACATAATAAGCCTGCTTGCTGGCGCTCCAGTGCGCATGCCACTTCCATTTGGAAAGCTCTTCAAAATCGGCTTCATCCACGATGGCGAACAATCCTTTGTTCAAAGGGAGCAGTTTGTCCATTTATCCACCTATTCCACGCAGAGGTGCCCAGGCATCCGCGCCGCCTACCATGATGAGACGCGACAGCGAGAACCATCCGGCCTGTCCGGTGTTCGCCGCTCCGTTTACTGGCTGATTCACCGCAAACTGCACAAATACGCGTTGCCCGACAGCGTTCAGCGGGCGTTCATATTCCTCCTGCGACGGCGAAGAAAGCGCGACGCCTCCCGGCACGATGTAAATGTGCGCGGCATTCGCATTCAGCGTATTCGCCAGCAATGTGATTGTCAGCGGATTTGCAGCTACGGTCTGCCCCTCCATCAGCGCCTGCATGTAGCTGTACCGCTTGCGGTGCATGCCCAATAGCGGGTTTTGCTGCGCCTTCGCGGTGTTCGTGAAGCCGTAGGTCGTATAAAGTGCTGGAATCGCGCCCAGGTCAATATCGAATGAAGGGTTATCTCCCGCAGGATAAGTACCCGATGGTGCAGGCCCGAACTGATAGCACCGCAACGTTGCCACGCCATTGCCCAGGACCAGCGGTGCCGAGTTCTGATCGACATAATTGAACTGGTTGCCGCGCTGCACAAAATCAGCGTAAGGCGAAGGAATCTGCCAGATGGACCACTTGCGCCGCATGTCTGTAGCGTTCAGTGTCCCGAACATCGTCGTATGCACCTGCGGCGAATCTGCCAGAGCGCCCATCGAATCTAGGCCGAGGTAATTGCACATCAAGATCACGTTTGGCTGTGTCGGGTTTGAGTTCGGCATGCGCGGGTTGGGAATCCACTGGTTCGGCACCGCCATGGGGACGCCGATGTAAATCTTCCGGTTTACGATGTCATTGCGCAGCCAGATCGTATTGCCCGCGGCCCAGTTGATGGCTTCCCATATCTGCCAGATTTCCTGCATGATCTTCGCCGGCTGGCCGCCATTGAAGACAAACACGCCGTTCCTGCAGGCTGTCACCAGCCACTCTTCGCCGTAGTCCCAGGCATTCGGCCCAATGGCTCCCACGCGATTCGAGACTTCATGCACGGCCCAGTCCGCCGGTTCATCGTTCGGCGAATCCTGCGAAGAGTACATGGAACTCTCTTTGAGGAAGTAGAGCAGGTCATACATCACAGCCGCGCCATTCACCGGTTGAGTGTTCTGTTCGCTCAGGTCCATTGGCCCGGTGACTCCATCCACGCCTTCAGGGTTGTTCACGTAGGAGCCATAGACCTGTGTGCTGTTGATCGGCTGCAGCGTTGGGAAAATCTCGATCCGGTCAATCTCCACATCGCCCTGATACGGGATGTTCGACGCATAGAAGCGCAGCAGCAGATCGGACGGGACGGATTCAAACGCATTTGCCAGCAGCGTTCCGGTGAAGGTCTGCATGTTTGTTGTCATGGATGCAAAGTTCACCGTGAAACTGCCATAGGTTGCGCCATAGCCGCTTCCCGTGTTGCCTTCCGTCAGATCAATCACCAGCGCGCCGGAAGTTGCCCCCGACGGACAGCGGCATGTCACGCGCACCGAATACTGCACGTTCGGCAGAAGAATCGGGACCTTGTACGCATCCTGATAGGCGCTCTGCGTAAGCATGCCCAGAATGCTCTGCGTTGCCGCCGTCATGTTGCGGATATAGAAAGAGTTTCCAAAGATCGGCGAATTCTGCAGCGTCACGACCGTCTGAACCGGCGTGAAGTTTCCCGTGGCCCCAGTAATTACAGGCGGGGGTGTGCCAATCGGCTTGATCTTGAATGTGCCACCTACGGAGATGACCGTGCCCACCGTGTTGTCGAGCGCCGTGCCTGTGCCTGAGATATACACGGTCTGCCCGAGCACATAGCTCTGTGTGCCCGTGATCGTGATATCTGTGCCGTCAGACGAGATGCTGGATGAACTGCCCTGTGTGCCTGCTGCCGGGTTGTAATTCTGGTCGACCGTCCATCCCAGCGGCGTAATCGAATTCGATGTGGATGGCAGGTAGCCACCGTCAAAGCTCAGATTGTTGAAGTTCTGCACCTTGTTCTGGCACAGCCCGTGAAAGAGCCTGCCCGCATAGGCCACGCTCCATGCCGGGTTGCCCAGTTCAATCTGGTTAAACAGATTGTTTCCCTGTACATCGATGGCTGTTGCCGCCAGCAGAACCGCATCTGTGAAGGTGAACTTTGCCGTGGTCGTCGTATTGTCATTGATGACCGTGGCTGAGGTCTGATAGTTCTGTCCGTTCAACACGTACTGGACTGGCTGCGGGATGTAATAGAAGTTCGCCCCAGGAACTCCGTTGTCTCCGGCCTCGGTGAAGGCAATAATGCGCGCCACTACGTTCGGCGGACCCAACGGAATGTTGCCCGCATACACGTAGTTCGAATTTTCCGGCGTGGTGAACGTCACCGGAGGCGAAGGCGCAGTCAGCGCTCCATTGCGCGTCAGGAAGATCACGACAGCCTGCCGTGTTCCAGCTCCGATCACCTGTGTCGATGAGCCAACAACAGACAGCAGACCTCCGCCGGAGTTGCCGAAGATCGGGCTGTTCGTCGTGCCCAGCGTCGTGATACCAGGCTCAATCTGAAACTGTGTGCCTGCCGTCGTTGCCTGTCCGGTCTCTGCCGCTGCCGTGAAATTCTGGTTTGCTGGAAAGCCTGCAACGGTGAACGTCCCGGAAGTGGTTCCGGTAGCCGACGCAATCACAGCATCCGTGACGTTCAGGATGCCGTCACCGTTCAGCGTGTTGGTGATCGTGACCAGTTCTCCCTGTGCAGGAGCAACGCCTGAAATCAGCGTCCAGTTGTAAGTGGCAACGCCGTTCTGCAGGCTGCTCTGTGTGATCGAGAATGCACCTGAGTTCAGCGTGTTCACTACTGGCCATGTCGCGTTCCAGCCCGACACGCCTACACCCGTCAGCGCAACCTGGTCTCCGATCTCGACACCCGGCACTGGGAGCTGCGTGGTCAGCGTGGCAACCGTGCGCTGGTAAGTGCCAGTCGTCTTGTCAGGATCGCTGCCCGAATACTGATAGTTCGAGGTGGGAACGTTGAACGTGAAGTACCAGCGGCCATATTCTGCGCCTGGTGGCACGGCCATTCCTACGCTCGTCACTTTCCATGTGCCGTTGCCGAAAGCGGAGTTAGCGATGTAAACATACACGTCCTGCCCGCTGTTGAACGCATTCACCAAGTCGGGATCGGGATTGACCTGATGAATGTAGGCGTTCGCGTAGTAGACCGTGATGACGTTGCCCGCGCTGGTCGAACCAGGTCCCGATGACCACAAAAGCTGCTGAAAGAATCCCGGCTGGTCAGGGTCGGACTTCGCCGCCGGCTGTGTGATTCCCGTTGGGCTGGCGGCAATGGGATAACTGTACTGCGGGATAGCGGTGCCAGAATCGCTGGTGCTGGTAACATTTGCATGGACGAAGACCACTTTAAATTGCGAAGACGAAAGCCCCGTTCCCAGCACATTGAAGGACAGGCCATTCAAATATGTGCCCGCGCTCAATCCTTGGATCGTGACGACTTCGCCCGCCGTGAATCCATTGGCCGCGGTGAAGGTCACAATGTTGCTGGTAATACTGAATGCCGTGATCGTCGCAGTGTTGCCGCTTGAAAGCGTGGCCTGAAACGTCGGCGATGCACCCGGTCCAACCTGCGTGACACGGTCAATCCAGCCCTGCGGCGTGTACTGCCGTGGAATATCGACTCCCTGCGTCAGATCGGAGAAGCACAGGTACTCTCGGTCGAAGAGCGTTGTGCTTTTTGAAAAACTGCCCGGCGTGATCGTTTCGAGAATCGCATTCAGCACGCCGGGGTTGTTGGTTACATCTTCCAGCCACAGTGTTCCCGAAGCATCCAGCGCCAGTGTCTTGATTGCTCCGTTGCTGGCTAGAAACGTCTTCACATAATTGAAGTTCGCCTGCTGCGGTGTCTGGTTGACGCTGATGCTCACGTAGTCGAGGTTGACCACCCCATCGCCGTTCGAGGCAATCAGCCGGATCCCAAACGTGGGATTATTCACCTGCTTGGCGATAAGCGAAGTAGACCCTGAGACTGAGGCTGTTCCCGCCGTGAGTGAAGTAAGCGCTGTAGTAGGCGCCCATGAAGTCTTGATCTGGAACTGTGTCGCGGTCGCGGAAAGTACGGTATATACGCCGTTTTCGTTGATGTCATGGTCCCGCACCTGAGGAAACTCGTTCTCAGGAATTCCGCTGATGTTCAGCACCTGCCCCGCGACGAAATCATTGTTTGCAATGAAAGTGACCACGTTATTGACATCGATGGAGTAGGCCGTCAGCGTTGCAGAATCGCCCGTAAAAGTGATTCCCCACAGATCGAGCAATCCGCCTGCGCTCACTGTTCCGAGTGACGTTGGTAGCAGGATGTTGTTCTTTGGAAGTCCTACCGGTTGGCCGTTGTAGAGCATCTGCGCTGAGATCGCTGCTGTGCCTGAAGCGGCGAATCCCTTAATACTGACTTCGATTCCAGCAATGCCATTACCCTGCGGCACGTCGAACGCAAATCCGGTGACATCCAGGGCCTGCGACTGAGAGACGGGAGCATAGGTAACTTCGACAAAGATACTGCTGATCTGTAGCGTTCCGGGTGTTCCAGAGCCGTTAATCAGGCCTTGCAGGGTAACGCCAAGGCCTGAAAGTCCGTTTATGACATCAGGCGTCCAGGAATCGTAATCCCATAGGAAATTGCTTCCACCCAGCGTATAGAGCTGCGCAGCGGCGCCGCTAATAAAGACACTCTGACCTAAGCCAACAATATTGCCATTCAGAGTGAGTTGTGCTTCAACCTGCGTTCCTGTGCTGTTCGTGACCTGAGCAAGGAATTGAACCTGAATGCCAAGAATGCGCGAACCTTCGGGAATGTCGAATGGAAACTGTGTAGCCTTCAGGAAGCCTGTCGGAATGCTCCCGAAAAACCCGCTGAAGTTGCAGATGTAGACCGTGCCGGAGATAGTGAATGGAAACCAGAAAGGAGGGTCGGGCAGCGATACAACTGAACCAGGAATCTCTGTGTCTGTGCTGGTCGCGCCTTCGCCGGCGAGCGTGACATTGGCATAGTTGCCATCGTTCAGCAAGACGCCCGTCGGATTTGTCCATTCGATTTCACCCACGCCAGTCTGCGTGTTGACCGCGCTGCTGCCACCGTTCGGCCCTGCCAGATCAGAGGCAATCTGGAAGACATTGAGCAGAGGCGCACGGCTCCCCACGCTGCCCAGAACGAAATCGACATCGTTGTTTTGCGGAGACGCGCCCTCCGGCAGATCGTGGGGATTGGCCATTGTCACCAATCCCCCGAACGTATCCAGAGTTACGCTCTGCTTACCAACCAGATTGTGCAAGGGCTAGACGCTCCGGATGAACTGGGCTTCAAATTCAACCGTGTCGGTTGGGACGGTAACTGCTCCCAGTTCTTGCAAAGGCTCATTCGCAGTTGGGCTGGCGGCAAGCACGTAAATCTGAATTTTGTTGGTAGATTTGTTCCAGGAATAGCTGTAGCCGCTTCCGGCCACGGACTGGAAATAAACAATCTCTGGTGTTGCCTGCGCCGAGTCAAGTGCGTATTCCCCGCCGTTGCCCTGCGAAATCGCTTGCCAGTTCAAGGCAATTCCACCAGCGGCATAGGTTCCGCTCAAAGCCACAGTGCCGTGAAGAATAAGGCGGCGCTGCGTGTTGTCTACACCATTCGGGTAAGCATTCAAAGCAAGTGATGCCGGCATTTCTGACCTCCTCAGTCAGATAAAATTCGTCCGTCAGGACGAGGGTTGAAGTGAAATAAAAAGCCGCTCACAAGAGCGGCCAAAAGAGGAAAGTTTTCGTGTCTACATGAAGTACGGATTCAGGCCCAGGCCGTCATCGTCACCATACGATCCGCGGCGATAATCCACGCCCTGCGCGCGCCGCACCATCTCATTGCGCAGCTCGTTGCGCTCTTTGTCCGCATCTGCAAAGAGCGAATCGGCCAGCGGGGAACCGAGCCGCCGCGCATAGAGTGCTGAAACACGGAAGGCAACCGCCTCAACCGAATCCAGGATCGGGATGTAGGTAGTCGTGAAATTGATGTTTGCGCCGTAAAAGGTGGGCAATGACATCCGGAAACGCAGACGCACATCGCGCGTAATCAGCGCACCAGGCATCCAGATTCCATCAGTCCGCCATTCCCACAGCCCAAAGGAGTCGTTCTGGTTGCCCGGCGGAATACCGGACTGCGCCTGACTCATGGGCTGAAAGATATCCTGTGTGCCCGTTGCGCGTTCCCACATGCGTAGTGGCACCAGTAGATTTGAAGGCAGAGCCAGCGAAGAATTCACCTGCTTGCCATCGAAGTAGCCATTGAAGCCGATGGACACCTGCGTTTCCGGCGACGGCACGGCCAAACCATACGCGCCATTCACTGGCGTAAGGCCTTCGAGAATGTAGTTGTCTGCGATCAGTGTTGGCGATCCCACGTTGCGCAGCCCGCGATAGAGCCACCGCAACGCAGAATTCAGGAATTGCTGCATGGCGGGAGAGATCAGCGGATTATCAACGAAAATCTGGCCCTCACCGATGGTGCCCGTAGCGCCCGCCTGGTCGTCATTGACCATGGAGCGGACGAGCGAACTGACATCTTCAAGGCTCGGATATGTGTTATTTCCGCCGATGAGTGTTGGCATGATGGGAATTCCTTGACTGTGCGACCGTCGGAGTATGTCACCACGGCCTTAATCGCGCCGATTGGATGGGGAGACTCGTGCCACCCGTGCAGCAACGCAGAAAGGCCGTGGAGCCTGGAACCGCTACTGCTGCTGTTCGGGCGCAGACTGTGCGTCCGCTGCATCGTGCGGCATAAGGTCGGCAATCGCCTTCTTCAGCGATTCGTTGTCCTGTTCGGCTGCGGCAATCGCAGCATTCATGTTGTCGATCTGCTGCAAGGCTCCGATCAGCTTGTTTTCGAGGAAGTATTGAAAGATCGCCTGACCCTAAGCAGCGAACTCCTGCTGTAATTCGTGTTGGTACTGCTCTCTACTTTTTGGCACCAGTGGCCTCCTTTGCCTTTGGTTTTTCCGGCTCCGCCACGTCCTCTGGCTCCCACCACCGCAGATGATCCGGCACGTCATCCTTCGACTTCACGCCAGCCTCAACCGTGCGCTTCCAATCAATGACGCAGAGGAATCCATCGGGATGCTTATGGAAGGCCACGCCGGTCTTGATGCCTTCACCGCAGTTCGGGCAGAATGCAGGACGCTCCACGCGCTTATGCCAGTTCGTCTCCACGCCGAAGTAATCGGCGGCCATGTGGTAATCCATGTTCAGCTCGAACTCAAGCTCCTTCGGGTTCGCCAGTTCCAGTGTCCGTGCCTTTTCGAGCAGCCCGCGATAGTAGGTTTCCTTCCGCGCAACGGCCTTCTTTACTTCCTCCTCAGTTGGCGGGTAGTTCAGCGACCAGAAAACTCCCTGCTGCGTCAGATTGTTTCCGTATGCCAGTACAAACTTCGGGTCAAGTCTCAGGTCCTGATCCAGGCTAGTGTTCGAGGGGTTGCAGATGTCCATCGCCACGCGCCGCGCATCATGAGAGCGCGCAATCAGGTTGCCGTTGTCGTCGTTGTCCGGCTGCTGGAATGGGTGCGCCAGCTTCGTGACGAGCGTCCACGGCTGACCGGCAGGGCATGCACGGATAATCAGCCTGCGGATATGCGGAGGCAGTTCCACCGTGAATTCACGCCCGGACACGCTGTAGAGATATACGAAGTATTCCGGCTTGCGGAGCAGATTCGGGTCTACGTGGCTGCTGAAGTTTTTGGAATTCTCGCTGCCAGCGAGCGCCGCGCTGGGTGCCGCATCCGGTGAAAATGTCCGTCCGAGGGTTGCTGTTGCATCTGCCATTTTTAGAGTCTCCTTATGCGCTGTGCTGCGAGAACCCGCGTCCCATGGATCGCACCTTGGCGATGGCCTGGGAGAGGTTTCGTTCCATCTCTTTCACTTTTTTGTCGATGAGTGGTGTCCGGCATCCCTGCCGGGTAAATGAAACGGCGTTTCCGCCGAAAGCAAGCCGAGCATTCAGGCGGGCATCTTCGATGATGCGCACCTGCTCCCGGTCCTCGCGCTCTTTCAACTCCATGCGCGCGGCCTTCTTCTTTTCCAGGCTGATGTCACGCGCCTGCATGACAATCGGCACGACCATGTCCAGAATCAGGTCGTTGAGCGGCATGTGCTCGACCTTCATCTGTCCCTGGGAAAATTCCTTGTGGATGAACTTGAACAGGACCTCGTAGCGCCCGGAGTATGGATACTCGCCGAGAATCTGAAGGCCCGTGTCCTCATCATGGTTGCGCAGGTAGTACAGTTCCGGCGTTCCGTATTCTTCCGGCGATGTCCACTGCATCAGCATCCAGGCGGGTTCGCCGCAGCCTGAAAGCAGATCGCGGTAGCCGTGGAATCCATCTGCCCAGTAACCGCCTGCGCGAAAGGTTTCCGTCTGCCCCCAGGCAATGCGGAAGTTTGGCTCATCGTAGCGGTTCAAGCCGCCGATCTGCGTCAGGCGCTCCTGAAACTCCTGCGGGCACTGGTTACGCTCATCCCTACTGAGCAACCACATCAGGCCCTGCCCATTGCGGGGATGTGTTCCATCTGCTCTGCTGTGATCTGCGGCTGCTCCACGAGCAGACGCTCCACGCCCCGGATGTCCTGCACGCGCACCAGCAGAAACTCTTCTCCGTCCTTGCTGAACGGCTCACAGTTGTATTCGCCGAAAAGCACGATGTCTCCGGGCTTGATGGGCATGTGGAAGACGGCTGCGCCCATCGTTACGAAATCGCCCACCGCAACCACTTCGCCCTTGTTCGACTGCTGGCGGTACTTGTCAGGAATGGCAATGCCGCCCTTAGTTTCGGAATTGTCTTCCTGAATGCGCTTCACCATCACGCGGTCAAGGATCGGGCGGAACGGCTCATACTGCTGTTTCGGCTGTTCAGGCTGCTGAGCGTTCTTTTCGCTCATCGCGGCAATCTTCTGGTCAATCTCTTCAAGGGTTTGCATGGGAGTCTCCGGGAAAAAGAAACGGGAGCCTCGGCAAAAAGGCTCCCGGCTAAGGGTCATGGCAACCGTTAGATCGTCGGCACCGCTGCGCCCTGAATGTACAGGCCCGCCTTCGGTGCAGAATTGGCAAGGTTGAATGCCGCGTTGTAGGCAAACATATGGCTGGTGAGATACGTGCCGTTGGTCGTACCCACGTCCGGCACAGGCACAACCGTCATGCCTCCGCCGAAGTCGTACAGTTCCAGCGGAATCATCTCGCCGATGTACCAGGTATCCATCAGAAGCAGGTCAATCCTGTTCGGCTGTGCCGTCCAGGACTCGTGATATTCACGGCCGCCGAACGTCTCAGGGAAATACTTCCGCGCCCGGTCGGGAACGGTTTCGCCCTTTTCGATGTTCTGCGTGATCTGCGTGTTGTAGTACAGGTTCGAGATGGCATACGCCTGCTCGGGAGGCCCGTACCAGATGCCGCTTTTCACGGCCTTGTTGTCAGGCCCGAGAGCGCGGCCCAGCAGCACCTGCGCGCGCTGCGCAATACCCGGGGTCACCGCTCCGCCATTCAGGTTGATAGTCGGAGTCGAGAGACGGCCCGGATAGTTCGCGCGGTTGATGCCGGCCAGCGTTCCGGTGTTCGAGTTGACCTGCCATGCGCGAATACCGAGCACGGACGAGCCAACTGCGCCCGAAGAACCAGCGACCATCAGGAAATCGCCTGTCGTTGTGCCCGCAGGCAAAGCGCCAGCCGAATAGATGGTCTGCGAAACCGGATCGACGAACGAGATGGTAAAGCTCCCGCGCGCCGTTCCGCCTTCAGACGGGAACACCTGCACCACCTGCTGATCGGTAAAGCAGGCAGCCACGTTCAAGCCCACGATGGACGAAGCAGACTGCCCCGAACCCGTGTTGTTGTTGACGGTGGCCGTCGAAGGAATCTGGTCGATCGCGCCCGATCCATCGCCATTGATAAGGCCCTCAATGCCCTGCATGGCCTGATCTAACGAATTCTTCAGTTCCTGCGCCTGCACATTGAACAGCCCGCGGTTCTTGCCCTGGGTTGCCCGCTGCGCAAGATACGAAATCTCGCAGACATTGAAGAGGAAGATGGGAGACAGCGCGAAATCCTGCCAGGACGAGCCGGTTCCACGTAGCAGAGAACTGGCATCACCTGTGCCCTGGGCAATTGCGGCGCCCGCCTGTGCCCGGAAAGGCACACGGAACGAAGGCCGCGTAACGCCACCAGCCGCCGTCACATTCGAGACGGGGATTGTGGTGGCACGATTCTTAAAGAGAGAGTATGCAGTGGTGCCTTTGAAGATGAGGTCTGGAATGTCTTTTGAAAAAGCTTCCAGCTCAACTGCTTCCACCGCCGATTCAACAAGGGGATTCGGCATGACCGTTTCCTGAAATTGATCTCGACAGCCCTGAGTCAGGGGGCTTCGGGGTGGAGTCTCCGATTATGTTGCAGTGCTACAGGTGCGGGGCTGCTAGTTTAACGACACATTGCGGTCGGACCCGCGCCCGCGGAACTTTATCGCCAGCTAACGCGCTTGCCGCTCTTCAGAGTGGCGCGCCCTTGGACCAAATCCATGTCGCTGGTCTTGTCGTAATCGATCAGGCTGCGATCCGGCTTCTGCGCCACGCGGACAACTCCGCTGGCCGCCGCGGAGGTGGGCTTGCCCTGCTGCGGTTGCTGTTTCCCGCCGGGTTTGGCTGCTGACCGTTTGCCGTTCAACGAATTTCCATAGCGGCGCATGACAACACTCTTCGTTGCCTGCTCCGCAATAGCGTCGATCTTGGCGTTGATGAACGATGCGATGCGTTTCGGGTCTCGGCTCTTCGCCGACAGAAGCGCCTTAATCTGCTTCTGGTAAGACTGGTCACCTTCCATCAGGCGGCTCACTTCATCGATCACGCCCTGCGCCAGATCGCGCTTTGCATCCATGCTCAGGTTCAACTGCTTCAGGTAAGGCCCGAGCGCCTTGCCTGTGACCTCATTGAAGTGCTGCGAAGTAGTAGACCGGATACCTTCGCGGAAGCTGTTTTCTTCTTTCGTCTGCAGCGCCTTTTCGCGCTCACTCAGTTTCTGCTCGGAAGGATTGACGGCGTTCTTCTTCGCGTTCTGGACGGACTGGTTCTGCTCGTTCAGCCAGCCAATCATATTCTTTATCAGCGTCGAAGCTTTGCTCTGTGCTGCTTGCTTAAACTCAGCGCTGGCTCCCGGCATGTTCGCCATCTCAAACGCCTCGGCAAGCTGCCCCAGCACTGTTCCCAGGCCAGCTCCATTCAGAGCAGCTACCAGGTGCGGCTTTACCATCTCGCCAAAGGCTTCCGGACTCTGCTGCGCTACGCGGTCGAGGAATGCCGGAGCCAGCTTAACCAGGCCTTCGCCGGCGATCTCTGCCACGCGGTCAAGCACGGAAGCATCACCCGAAGCCAGCAGCGCGTCTACTTCCTCCATATCCGCGATACGACCCTGAATGTCCGCAATGCCATCTTGTCCGCCGATGGCTTGCAACGCTGCGCTGGCTGCGCGCGCATCTTCTACTTTCGGGAAAACCTGTTTGTACGCCTGGTAGCGAAAGTATCCATCGCCAAGCTCCTTGATGGTTCCGGCCTGTGCAGGATCGGCCTCTTTCGCCGTCTTCAGGAATGAGCGGACCTGTGCGGGAAGTTTGCGGCCATCAATGGCGCCTTCGCCTTCACCCTGCTTGCCGCCTTCGCCGTCTCCGGTTCCGTCATCCTCGACCGTCTCTGTGTCTTCCAGTCCAGTTTCTACAGGCTCTTCGACCACATCAGTTTCAAGCCCATCTACTGGCGTATCCATCACGCTCGTTGCGTCAAATCCGTCCATTGTCGAGTCTCCTGTTAGCTGCCATAGTTTGCCGGTTCCGGCTTGCCGAATACCGGCTCAATTTCGTATCCGTCCGCAGTCGCATAGATCGCGCAGACACCACCAGGCTTCACCGTCTCGCCCGTTTCCGGTTCACCGCCACGTTCACCGCGCACCAGATTTTCGAGCACAGTCACATTCGAGGTGTGGGCAAAGAAAACAGTCAGGCCATCTGTCTTTGCCCGCCGCAGTTCACGGTCATAAAACTCATAAGCGCGCTCTTCAAACTCCTGCAGGCTTTCGCCGTTGGGAATCTTGATCTCTGCGTTCTCGACGAAGAGTTTCAGCGCGGGCATGTTTTCGCCTTTGTCAGTGCCGCTCAGAACGCCTACATGCCACGGCAAAAGCCCGCGGTCCTGCGTAATGGGCAAGTTCGCTGGCAATGCGAAGGTTTCAGCCGTCACCACCGCACGGAAGAGAGGACTGCTGATGACACGCTGAATCGGGAACTGTGACAGAAATTCCGCCGCAGCCTGTGCCTGCTGCTCCCCGATCTCATCGAGCGGCACATCGATCCATCCGCGAAAGCAGTTGTTTGCGTTCAGCTTCGTTTCCCCGTGCCGGCAGATCAGCGCCACCAACTTACCGGGCATCTATACCCTGTCTCCCAGCCGCTTGATTGCCGTGCGTTGTTTCACCTTGCCGCCTGTCAGCGTTGGCTGCTCTGTCTCTTGAATGACTTCATGCGGCACCATCTCCTGCGCACCGCCGAAGTCCTGAGCATTCGCCGCAATGCCTGCCTTCTGCAGAGCTGCAACTGCTTCCGGACCCGGCATCTTGTCCACCGGAATCGAGATTGAGATGCGCGGCGGGATCGGCTGCACGTTCTGGCTGGAAAGCTTCGCCGCCACATCCGAATGCTGTTTCCAGTGCAGTTTCACATTGGCAAACGCAGCCTGCTGCTCCGGTGTGCCATTGCGGTAACGTCGACCTTCAGCCGAGTTCATCCAGTCAAAGCAGGTGGATGCCTCGGCATTGTGATCTTCAGAGGCATCCTGCGCCACCTCTACCGTAGAAATCTCCGGTGCAATCGCCTGCAAGGCTTGCTGCGCCTTCTGAATCATGGCCTGCGCTTCCGGCGGGATCGGCTGGCCTGCGATAGCATCAATCGTCATGCCCTTGTTGATCTCGTCAAGCTGCTGCTGCATCTGCACGAACTGCGGATTCGGAACCGGACCAGTCTTCAGGAGCACTTCAAATTCGGCCTGTTGCTTTTCGACCGACGCCGCACCGGGAACAACAAGATCATTCATGCGGATGGCATCCTTCGCCACCTTCGCGTTCTTCGGTTCAGCCAGCAGCTTCGCGTAGAACGGATTCTGCGCTGCACCCGAAACCAGTTCCACAAAGCGCTGCTCACGCTGCGACTGGCTCTCCGGAAAGTTTGAGTCGTATTCGGGATAGCAGAGCGTGTTGCCTTTCATGTCTGCTACTTCCAGATCGACGCGGCCCTGACCTGGAACCGTATCGCTGATTCTGCCTTTGCGGTTCTTCGCCGCGCACTGCGCTGCCTGCCAGCAGGCCACAGCCATGCCCGATTGCATGGAGTTCCATGCTGTGCCGATCCGCTGCAGCGCCTGGTCGCGCTGAATGGCGATGCCGCCTACGGTGTCCGTGTTCGTCGGCGCGCCAAAGAGCGATGGCATCGCACCGTCCAGCAGTTCCGGAAGGCCTTCGCTGAACCACTTGATAAAATCCGGCATCGCAGGCTGATGCGTCGGCGTCGGCTCTACGAAGATAAGCTGGTCTACTGGAACACCCGGTTGCCGCTGGAACGGACCAGAATAGCCTGGAACCTGACGCTGCTGTCCAAGCGCCTCCAGGTCGAATGCTTCACTGTCGTAATGCCTGCGCGGAACCGTTGAAACGAAGTAATCATTCATCAGGTCCATCCAGTTATTTAGCCGCTTCTGGACGCTGATGTTGTTGGTGCCGAGCGCGCGCCGGTTCTGTCCATTGCCTGGACCTGGATGCAGCACGGTCAGATGGTCGTCCATCGACTCATTGCGCGCGAAAGCAAATTCCTGTCCGGCCATCACCACCAGAACGCCGTCAGGGAACTTCTGCAGCAGACCGTCGCGCGCCGTCTTCGCCGTTTCGTCAAAGAACATCGAAGGGCGCATCCATGTGTACTGCTCCGTGACATCGCGCATCATGGCATCGCCTGTCACATACGAACCGAGCAGCGCCAGCTTTGTGTTTACGCGCGCGATCTTGTCCAGTTCGATTTCGCCGATGCCGCATGAGCCGGGTTTAATCTTCTTCGCAATCCACGGATACCGTGCTTTTGAGGTTGCAACGTCGTATTCCCAGTAGAGCTGCATGAACTGCATTTCAGACTGGTCCTGCACGGCTGTAGGAACCTTCGCTTCCAGCTTTCCAAGCACTGAGGTCAGTTCGCAGATGCGTGGCGCGCCTTTGGATGATGCGACGGTCGCACTCTCTAACTCTTCGTCTTCGGGGACCTCCGCCTCATCGATGACAGCATCTTCATACCCGAACCGCTGCGCATCCGCCACCGAGCGCGTGTAAAGCACTACGCGGTCATCGGTGTAGAAGTAGCCAGCAACCTCAACCATGCGGGTACGCAGGTCATTGTTCTTCTGCCAGCAATACCGATACTTGTTGGCGGCATCCGCTGCCGTCACATCCGGGCCGGAATCAGGATCGCGCGGAAAGAACTGCACCTTTGGCACTTCACGCGCCAATGCGGAAACGATGATGTCTCGCCGCGATCCGTAGATGTTCGTGGAGTACAGCGCCGATGAATCCGCCGTGGCACTTACACCCCAACGGGTATTCTCACCAGGCAACGACCACCCCCCACCACGCCGCGGCAACAGGTGCTGATAGCCGCGCTCAAACAGCCGCGCTTCCCACGCCTGCTCTACTTCAAACCGGCGCGAAGCAACGTCCGTGCGTGAGCACAACAGAACCAGTTCCTTCAGGCAGCGCTTTTCGTCGTCCGTCAGCGTGTACTCCGACGTGGGATCAGTCGTGTACATCGGCTGGTCGGACACATCAAAAGGCGCAAGTTCGCCGAGCTGCAACTGATCGGGATCGAATGCAGTTGCGTCGGTGGGATTGTTTTCGGTTGTCGTCTGATCTTCCAGAATCTCAGGCATTTACTTGTGCATGGCCTTCAGGCCCTTTGCGCTGGCCGCCATGCGCCGCACAGAAGGGTTTGTCGAGTGCAGCGCACTATTCAGGCGGCTCTCGGGGATGGTTTGGTCCTCGGGAATGCCAAGCGCTTTATGCAGGCGTCCCTTGCGCACTGTGAATGATCCTTTGCTGCCAAGATTAACCGCATGCTTTTCCATCGGCGTTACTCCGCGTCCAGTCCTGGAATGCTCATGGCAGGCTCAGCGCTATCCTCTTCGCTGCTCCCGTCGTCATTGCTGGCCAGCTCGCGCGCATGGTCATGGGCTTCAGAAGCGCTGCCGTGTTCCGAATGGTGAACGTGACCATCGCCATGGTGCGACTCCACAGAGTGCGATCCTTCACCGTGCGTGATGTGAATCTCATGCGCCGGACCATGTGCCGCTACCACCTGCGCAGCATCGTGCTCGTCGCCTTCATGCTCATTGCCGACAGTGCCGAGGGCCTTGTTCTTTTCGGGAACCGGACGCTGCGCTCCTTTGGACTCAAGCCTGCGCTCGTGCTGAACCATCTGTGGACGATTGGTGAACGGTGTTCCGTCCTTTGCTTTCCACGCCATTTGATTCCTCCTTGGCTTTCTTCTCTTCGTCCGCAATGTGCTGGTTCACGTAAGCCTGCCAGCTTGACGTGGTAGCATCCTGCGGAAACTTTGGGGTCTTGCCTGCGTTCGGTTGATGCGCTCTCGCGTAAGCTGCTCCTGCTTGGCTGGACATCGGCATCAGCACCAGGCGCATGCGATCGCATTCCTGCCTGAGCGCTGCATTTTCGTCACGTAACGCCGCAATGACCTCGTCCTTCTCGCGGACACGCTCACGCATCAACACCTTCAGCGCCGCAACCTCCGATTCGAGGTGCTGCACATAGCGGCTGCGCAGAAGCGTTTCGCAGAATCCACGGAGTTTCGCTGCAATATCAATGAATGTCACTGCACCCTCCGCATCCATGCCGGCGAACCCGACTGGTCCCGCTCTGCTTTCTTCAGTTTCGTCATGTTGTGCTTGAAGATGACCATCTTCTGCGCGAATGGGTCTTCAACCCGGCTCAGTTGCTCCTGCAGCTTCTGCTCATCCGGCTTTTTACCCGGCTTGCCCGTGATGCCGTACAGCCCATAACCCGCGCCTTGCAGCGGGTCGTCACCCAGAAACTCCGCAATGCGCTCCACATCGTCTTCATCACGTGGAGCCGCTGGTATCACATCAATCAGCTTTGAGCATGTGTCGGCAATCTGCCATGCTGCCGCCTGCACAGGCTGGCCGTCCGCTGTTTCACCCACGCGAACACGCTTCCGCAGAAGCTGATACATCAACTGCTCACGCCCCAGTTTGTCTCGCGTGGACATCGTGGGAGCAGGCAAACCATGTTGACGAAGAACCGGAGCCATGCGCATCGCCACGCTATTCGGGTTCTCGCCCATCGTGGACGTAGCCTTCGACGCGAAAGCATCATGGCTCAGGAAGTAAGCCTGAAACTTCGGCATCGGACCGTCTGCGTCCAGGCTGGCCCGCGCTATCGACTCGGCAAGCACTTCCGGCGGCTGATGTTTCACGCACAGTTCGCGGTACGTGCGGATGATGCCCAGATCATCCATGTAGTGCCAGTACGTGGCCGCCCAGTGCTCAAATCCCCAGTCCGTTGAAATCCAGCGCTTGTGCCATGGCTTGATGCCTTCGGCTGCGTCGGGATCATAGACGTTCTCTGCCGGGTCCCACGCGCCGAAGAAGTAGCCGCCGACCACGCCCCATGTGCCGTACTTCAGAGCGTCACGAATTGCCGCTGGGTAACTCTCAAGTCGCGCAATGAATGCCGGATCGTTTGCATAGATCGGGTTGTCCAAATACGTGCAGGGGAAGTATTCGTAGTCCTCTGGCCGGTAGCGTGAGCGCTGCGCCTCGTCCATCTCATCGCATGGCACTTTGTCCACGAACAGTTTCTTGCACCAGCCTGCACCGATGCCGATGGGGTTTCCTGCGCCGTCTTTCGTGCAATGCGGCGATACCGGGCAGCGGTTCCATGCCGACGTTGCCTGCCATTGCTTGTACGTGAACTCGCAGACCTCGTCATAGCCGATCTTGTACCACTGACCTTGCCAGTCCCACGCGTTGTGCTCGTACTGCATGGAGCCGAAGTGTGTCGTGGCGCCGTTGTGCCATGTGACAACCTTCTTCGACTCGTTGAAGTCGCGGTAAAGCTCACGCGGAATCTTCTCCCGGAAGCGCGTGATGAGTGTAGCTTCGAGCTTCGGATGTGTCCGCCGCAGCAGCAGCGTGTGAACCTGCTTAGCCGCAACCGGGTCCGTGAACTCGTTGGCCGCAATCATGTGCTCCACGATCAGAGCCAGCGTCTTGCCTGGTCCAGCAGCCCCGCCAAGCAATTTGTGCGGCGTCGGCGAAGCATGAAACCGCGCCTGCATCGGGTAAGGGCTGTAATAGTCGTCCAGGTTGATTTCGCGCGCAAAGCGTTCAATACCGCTCTCGACCGAAATCACTGCGCTGTATCCCGCTCGGGCGGCCTCGGCACACTGTTGCGAAGGATCACGCCGCCGGAGTGCTCCATCTCGATCTTGTCCCCGTACTTCTTCGGCAGCAGCTTCGCCGCAATCCACTTGCGCGTATCCACACGGACACGAGCTGCATTAGCCGACTGACTATCTGTCGCAGAATCTGCGATATCGACCATCTCATCGGCCAGCAGTTCTGCCTGAACTTCACGCGCGCGTGTGTATTGAGCGCGAAATCCCGAAAACTTCGGGTCTTCACTCGCAAGCCACTTAATGACCGTCTGGAAACTCGGCATCTCTACCGTGCCGCAAGCGGCACGCAGGCTCTTGCCTTCCATCAGACGCTCACATAGGGTGTCTGCTATTTCCTGCGAGAACTTGGACGGCCTTCCGGGCTTTCCTTTGCCATTACGCGCCATAGAACGTAACACATCCGCCGCTCAATTCCATCCGCTGTGCTTCCACTTCCAGCCAGCCTGACGGCTGACCAGGCTGGTTATCGCGGTTCTGCGCCGTGTACACGTAGCAGTTCACGAAATGCACATGCTGGACGTGAATCTCCGTGTCCTGGGTTCCTTCGTCCACAGACCAGACCTGCGGGGCATTCTCTTTCTTGTGGAAGTACACGCGATACAGCATCACCAGAGGTCCTTGTTCCTATTGGCCCACGCCAGCAGAAGAAACATCGCCAGAGCGATAGCCAGAATTGATGCCTGCACCATGCTTGCCTCCGATGAGCCGCAACCGACGCGACTCCTTACGGAACTTACGATCTAACTGGGCCTTGCGCACGTCCTGGAACTTGTCGCAGTCCTGATGGTCAAGTGCGTACAGTTCCTGAAACTCCATCAGCGCGTCCGGCTGCCACACAATGGCACGGCGGATCGGCGTGGAGTCATAGCAGCCCGAGCAGCTTGCAATCCCGCGTTCGCGGTCAATCGAAATCAAGAGAAGTGCCGACCTTCCAGAACGGAAATGCGCGTCTCGTGATCTTCGATATTCTCTTCGGCTTTATCCAGCCGCCGGTGATGATCCACGACAGACTGCGCAAGCTTGCCATGGATATATGCCCCGACCAGCAATGTGACGCCAACTCCAGCCCAACTACCGATTGCCGACCAATCCATGCACGCTCCTCAAAAAAGAAGCCCCTCGTGGGAGGGGCTAATCTGCCTTGGTTCTTCCTGTAGAGGAAGCTTGCTTCAGACGCATCGGCGGCGCTTGGGACTACTGCCCAGGATTGCCTGGTGGATGAACTAAAAGCCCATCTTCATCCGGCGCCGCTCCCGCGCGCTCTGGCGCTCCGCATTCTCCTTTCGTGAAAGATGAAGTGCGAAGCTAATCAGCGGACTGCTCCGCCGATGTCTAAACTTTCTTCAGCGCAGCAATAGCTGCTTCCAGTGCAAGGAAGCGATCATGCACAGTCTTTTCGAGCGCCTGAATCGCCGCACTGATTCTGCCACTTAGAAACACGCCGCCGAAAAATCCAACCAGCGCCGCGATAAGAAACACAACCACGTAATCCATGTCCTTCGCCTCCTACGATTTGTTTCCGACCTTCACACCGAGCACACTAACCTGCGACTCACCAGGCATTCCCATCACGGATTTCAGAGTTTCCATGACGCTCGGAACGCCCACAAAACCAAGCATGATCGTGGCAAAAATCCAGAGCACATTGCTCGGAATCTCAAAAGGCGTCATTTTGGAGTGAAACACCGCATTGACGAGCGGGATAATGCCGTAATTCGCCAGAATCAGCGTCGTGATTCCATAGCAGAAGTAAGCCCGCGCGCCGCTTGAATGCGGATCAGCCTTCACATTGTCCGAAGTCGCAGCGATGATCTTGTTCTGTTGGTCGATCTGCGCTAAGGCAAGAGCTTGCTGCTGATCGGCAATGTGCTGTTGCGCCTCCAGCTTTTTCTGCGGATCGGGGATTAGATCAATGAGCGGCTTGGCGATGGATGCGATAGCACCCAGGAGGGAAGCCGGTCCTGAAGCTGCAGCTCCGGCAACTGTGGCGATTGTGCCGACAACTGGATTCGTGCTCATTGTGCCCACCCCTCAATCAGTGATTGGTGATACTTGGACCCGTCAATGGCCCGGTGAATGACGCGCTCAACGATGTTGCATGATTGGCCGCGGAGCCGCGGCAGTTTCTCGCTGAGCAAACGCAGATACTTGCCTTTAATCCATCGCGCAAGGCCGTCTTGCACCCATTCACGCGCAGCTTCCAGCGAAAGAAAGCACAGCGGCTTTGTGCCGGCAGGCTGATTCAGCCGATAGACAGGAACGAGCTTGGAGACACGGGTATTCGCCATAAGTACAGGGGGCCGTGCGAAGTGGCGGCACAGCATCGCACCCTGTTGGCGAGAGGAAGGGTAGCCTTGACGAAGTAGGCGGGATGTTTCCGCCTGACGGAGGCCTTACGATTCACACACTACACGCAATCTGTAGCGTGTCAAGTAAATTCTGCTACTCAGTGTTGCGCTTCTCTGGAAACTCAGCCTCCCAGAGCCGAAGGATTGCAAGCTGAATGCACGCATTGTCCGTAATCTCAAGCTTTTCCGAGATTTCAGCCAGCCGCTTCAGGGTCTTCGCGCTGAACCGGTAAGTGCGATTCGAGGTCTCACTACCAGATGTCGCTTTCTCTTTGACCATGCCCCAAGATATCGCGTATTACGTGCAAAAGCAAGTAACCTAACCGCAGAATTACCACAATTTGCACGTAATTTGCACACGAAATGAATCAAGATGTGCAACACTATCTGTGCGTTTCCCGAATTGGTGCTGGCACACGCGCAGGATTTTCCTCCGCCTCCAGGGTGCGGGAGATGCAGTAGCGGATTGCGTTGGTGCGGTCGAGTCCGAGTTTCTGAGCGAATTTATCCAAGGCTTTGAGCTGGGCAGCAGTCAATCCAATGTGAACGCGCGTAAGAGCCATGCGGAGATGCTAAAGCCTATGGCATGTGTTGTTTGGTGACTATCGTGTGCCTGTTATGCACACGATCTACACAGATTTCCACGGAAAAGCGCAGAAATGAGCATTGTCAATATGACCTCCGTTACTGATGGTTCCAATTTAAAACATGTTACTTCGTCAGTAATAAATCAACACACTTTGGGCCATCACGAATGCCCAGCCTGTGAAATTCAGAAGGCTGCCTTGGTACGCTCGATTTCTGCTGACCTGACCTTGGAAGAAGCTCTCGATCAATACATCGCTCTTCGTTCCATCGACGCAACCCCCGGCGCGATCTCTGCTCGGTATGTAAGTGAACACACCCAGCGGATGGACCGTAATCACAAAGAATCTCTTCTACTCTTCTTTCGCGGAATGCGACTCCAAGACATCCACTGGTACAACATGCGGGCTTATCAACATGCGCGTGTCGCTGGCGCGGAGCCATTTATACGTTTTCGACGCCCGCAAGATGCCAAACCAACCATGAAGAACGGGGAAATTATTGCTCCCCCGAAAGGCAAGACTCCCTGCCCATGCAAACCTCAGCAAGTGAATCAGGAACTGGGAACGCTTAGGACCCTGAAGGAATTGTCGGGGTGTTGGACGCAGGAAGATGAACTGTATTACCAGCAGCTCACTGCACAGCATAGCGGCATCCCGCGCGCTCTCACGCCGGAAGAACAGCGCGTCTGGATCGATGTCTCGCGCTGTCAGGATCGATGGATGATCGTTCACTGGTGGTCGATTGTAGCCATCGACAGCACCATGAGTACAAATGAGGTTGACGGCCTGCGCATCGGAGATCTCAACCTTTACCAGCGCGTCGTCACTGTGCCATGGCCCTGCGCGAAGAACCGTTTCCGCAAGCGCACCATCGCTATTGAGAATGCGGATGCGCTTTGGGCCTGGGAGCGATTGCTGGCGCGGGCCTACGATCTCGGTGCGCGCGAACCCCAGCACCATCTCTTTCCATTTGGGGAACGTGGCGCAGGGACAGAAAATGAAAAGAGGAAGTCCAAGTATGATCCCACCCGCCACATGACCGGCAGCGGCATCAAGCGCCAATGGAACGAAGTCCGCGAAGCCACCAGGCTTGACTGGGTGGATCGCTATGGCATGCGTCACACTGGCGCAACCAGGCTTGCTGAGGCTGGCGTTCCCATCGACATCATCATGTCCCGCATGGGCCACGCGACGGAAGAAATGCGACAGCACTACACGCAGATCAGCGTGTCTGCTCAGCGCCGCTGGCTGAGGCCTCAACCGTACACACAGCACATGTACGCGCCACCGCCGGCACAGATGCCAATGCAGGCACCTCCGCAGTATCCTCCACAAATTCCACCCTATGGACAAGCCAGCCCGACAGAGTACACATCCCGCACGTGGCCTGAATACCCACATCATCCTCAGGTGGTGAACTATGGACGCTGAACATACTCAGCAGCATATTGATTGTCCGGCCTGTGAAAATCTGCGCATAGAAGCCCTGATGCAATTCCATTTAGTTCGTTTGGAGTGTTTGATTCTATTGAAGCTGCTGCTCCGAAAAAAATCTTAGAAAATAATTCTTGACATATTTTCCCGAACGCGCGACTATACCTACATGGCCAAATACTTCAGCCACGAAGAACTTGTCGAAGACCTAAGAAAAGAGGTCGGAGAAAGCTCACAGACTGAGGTTGCTGCTAAGTACGGAGTCTCGCGTTCGACGATTAACGAAATTCTAAGCGGCAGGCAGGGCATCAGTGAGCGCTTTGCAGAAATTCTCGGTTACGAGCGCGAATTGATGTTTCGCAAGGCCAGCTAGTAGTTCTTGTTTTGAAGCACTTTTTGAGCTAACGATTTGACCTGCTTGCTCTAACGATTCGTAATCGGCAGGTCACCGGTTCAAGTCCGGTCGTCGGCTCCAGTAAAAATCCTCAGACTGGTATTCACCAATCCTCCACACTTCCCACAGCTATCCACAGTTCTGCACCACTTA